CTTATGGACAACCCTCCGTTCCTTCTTGGTCAGTGGAAATGAGAACGTATATTTTATCTTAGATGCTATACCCTTACCGTGGAGAATCGCCAATGCGTACCTCCCTCATAACCATATGACCAAACTGTAAATCCAGGTCCACCCACACATCTATCCCAACTTTCTTACACTTAATAAAGAACGTGATATCCTCTCCGTGTCTCTGATACATTGGGGCATCCTGTATTTTAAAAAATGGGTAATCTAGCCTATAGAATACACTAGGGTGTATCATTACGCCTCCGAGTCCCAACCCATCTATTTTTATTACCCCCTCGTTTCCCCTGAAATCTGACCACAGTTCCACTTTTTTATCTGTGTCCTCATTATAACTCCACAACATCGGTTCACAAGTTTCTTTCCTCGGAGTTACACCAGCCGCTATCAGCTTGCCAGAGTCGAGGTGGTTCAGTAATATTTCTGGGGTTTCTTTTGGATATACCTGGTCGTCATCAAGAAAGAGGATAGCATCGGGTTCCATCCCAAGAGCATTCTGAACTATTATATCCCTATTGGCATCAATATAAGGGCCAAGGATATTCAAACACGAAAGGTTATACTTGCCACGAGCATACAGAAACATTGATGTCCATGACAACATAAAATCACGATAGACATAATCTCGTGCAAATGGTATACATACTACTATGTGTTTCATTCGTCTTTGTGCCACCGTACGTCCATCTGTGAAACAACTACGTGGCTATAAAGAAGGTCATAATCGCACCATATATCTATACCCGCCTCTGAGCACTTCTTATAAAAAACAACATCCTCACCACTTGTCCGTCCTTCACCTGGGGCATAACTCATTTGAAAGTGAGGAGGGGTAAGTAATTTTCTAAAAACTTTGGGGTGAACCATAACTCCGCCCATTCCCATACCGCCAACCTTATGCACTCCAGTCAGGTAGTTATTCTTAGATCGGTACTGAAACACACGTTTGTTTTCATCACCTGGTTTTGTCCAATCGTAGATGAGGGGTTGACCAGTACCCCTGTGTGGAGTCACGCCACCGACAATCAGTTTCCCGTTGTCGATGTGTTTTATCAACTTTTCGGGTGTCTCGCCAGGATACCATTGGTCTGCATCCAACCATAGAATATAGTCGGGTTCGCCCATCATGGCTCTTTCGGCGAGGATGTCACGTAATGAGTCGAGGTAGGGTGAACGCATGGCTACCATCTGTAGCCTATACTTACCATGGGCGTAGTCGGTCATCCGTGTCCAACTATCAAAAAAACGTGCAGGAACGAAGTCCCAACTCAATGGGACGAGACATACGATCTCTTTCATTATTCGGTATAAACCAACTTCACATAGTACGCATCCATACCATCTTGTGGAAACTGTGTAAGAACATAACTATTCGCAGTAGCCCCGTCAGAAAGAACGGAATCAACTATAGCCTTTGGACCAGTAGTGTCACCGTCAACAACAAATAAAACCCTCCTTACTATCCTCATGTTTCTACCAACTCATACATCACGGTTGGATGGTCCATAACCGAATTTAACTGCACATTAGATATTTTCTCATACGAACACGAATTTGCCGCAGCACCATCGCTCACAATAGCATCTAATGCTTGAATCATAATATTTTCACCACTATCTGTCGGTTCTTCTGGCAACGGACCGTCTATATCTATGATTATAACGATTGCCTTGTTAGCCATATAATTTCCTTGCTATTCTATTGGGTCTGGCGAATAATCAAAAAACTCTTTTCGCTCATTCTCCAAATCCCTTCTCACTAAAAGTTCTTGCCTGTTAGCCTCTTGTACCACATCGTGCATTACTTCTGCCCTTGTCTGTTGTCTATCTGGTCCAGTCATAATCGGAGTCCATCCCTTACCACGCTTAGAAAAAACCCTAGTAAATGTAATAGACTTCAATTTCCCATCGCAATCGGGACAGGTAGCATTCTTATAATCAGCAACAGACATAGCTGTATCACGTTGCTTATGAGCACACTTAGTACACCCTAAATCATATAAAGGCATATTAAAATTGGAAAGAAGGGGGTCGTTCAGACCCCCCTCATATATCGACTTGAATTTTCAGCTTCTACTTAGGTCTCTATTACAACAGCACCACCGTTAAGTGCATCTCTGTTGTCAACAAAGGTATTGTCAGCGGTTCCGCCCGCAAGTCCTTCACCAGTAGCAACCTGCAACCTATTGCCTATAATGGCAGTTTCGGCAGCATTCGCTCCTATAGCGGCAGTAACCGTTGCACCAACACCAGCAGTAACCACATTATCCTTTGTCATACCCTGGACTGAATAATTTGCAATTCCGACCGTCCATGTATTAGCATTGGTATGCAGTTCATTCCCAATCACATCAACAGCAGTAGCATTCGCAGCAATATTAATAACAGCAGCAATTGTATCACCAGATCCAGAGTAATTATGAAACTTATTGTTCCATATGCGTGAATACGCCATTCCTGAAGTGGCATTCCCAAGTATGGGTGAATTAGTTGCACCGTCGGTGTACATCTCAAAATGATTGTGATGGATTCTTGAATAGAACCCGCAACTTGCAGCGGCAGAAATACCCGAGGCCGAAGTGGCGGCATCAGAAGCAGCATTCACAATCGTCAATCCAGCAACCTGGGCATGATGTCCCGTTAGAGTAATAACGGGTGTATCCGTAGTCGCCTGAGTAATAACACCACCTCTGTCACATCCAACATCAAATCCCGCCATAGCAGACGGACAAATTAATGTTACGTGCATTTTATAGGCCCATGATAATGTTGAGCTTATCGAATATCCCAAATAATCTGGGAACACGATAACATAATCATTTCTGTCAGATGATGTGGCCGTAAGGGCTGCTTGAAGTGTATTATGAAGCCGTTGACTTCCATCGGGGTATATACCTTTTTTCGACTGGTAGAAATCCGAACTGTACTGATAGCGAGTAGTCTGGGCTACATAATATACGTTTCCCAACCCAGCAGCTTCAATGCCACCCACTGGTACTCCGCCGAATTGAAATAATTGGTCAGGAGCAGTAGTCATTTTCCTACCTCCTTACCCGAAGATGTATTTTTTAAGTTTTTTTTCATTATTTTTCTCCTTAGTATCAAACGGTTACGCCCCATTCCATAGAGAGGCGTAACTCATTTAAATACTATAACTTATCCATCTCCGAGGTAAAGCAAGCGAGGATCTCCAAACCCATATTTGAAATACTGGTTAGAGTTTACTATCGTGTCTCTTGTGTTATCAGGAGCAGGTTTTACCACCTTGTCAGGTTCTTTCAACGTGTAAACAAAGAAATCATACTTAGGATGATTCCTTGCAATCACCATCCATGTGGTCGTAGCCGTAAACCTGTGATACACAAACGGAGTCACTTCGCCCTGTATGGCATTCATCGTGTTGCTAAATTCGTGGGGTTTCTTGTCACTTTTCAACAGTTCGTTTGCATCCTGTCTGAGAGTCCTATTCACTACAAGGGTATCAGGTTCGGCAGTCATAATGTTGCCCTGGTCGTCGTACATGTAGTCGAAATACTGCAATGCCGTTTCCAACGAAGTCTGAGCGAGCCCAGTGTCCGCATAGTTATCGTAAGTCGTAGGCGTAGCGTCCAAACAAGTGTGCGAATTATGTGCAGCCGCATAAGTATCGAAGCCCGCTGCGTAGGTAGTTGCCGTGAGGTTATTGAACATTTTACCAACCTCAACATCCTTACCTTCCTTCATAACCCGACTCAACGATTTCGTCCATCTTTCCATCTCGTCGATCTTGTTGGTCATCTTTGCCCGTTCTGTAATCCTAAATCCCGTACCGTAAGATACCTGTTCGTAGTCCTTAACCGTGTTGAACTTTGGACTCTGGGTAGGAATTTCTGCGCCCTGCGCTACCTCACCAGGATAATCCAGCCCAGCAAACCTACCCCGCCTTTCATAGTCGTCACTCGTAGTCAAAGGTTTTGCAACCCTTTCCCACTCGACTAAAGCCGGATGGTCCGTACAATCAAACCACACATCCACTAAAGTCTTTAAGGTATCTTTATTGGTACTTGTATCCCAATCTGTCCTAATTATTCCAGCCATCCTTATCCTCCACTCCGAGCTTTAATTACATCTGCACAGAACTTAATGTGCATCCGTCCACCAGCTCCGGTGGTCGCACCATCTCTTGTGTCCAACGCTTCTACTCTAACCTGCGGCGTAGTCGTATCGCCAATATCTACAGCCTGACTACCAGTAGTCCAATTAAGGCCGTAATCTTCACCAACCTGCGTTACCGCTGTCGTTGTGTCTGCCTGCATTATCCAGATGGTATCTGGAGTAATAACCTGAATCGGGATAGTAATATTTCCCGTAGTTACATTAGTCGAGGCTTTCATCGCCACACCAAATACTCCATCGTCAGCACCGATAGTGGCATAGCCACCACTCAGCGTAACAATTTCGTTAGCAGCAAAGCTCGCGGAGTCTATCTCCAGAGCTTCAACCACCTCTGGCACGGGACCGATGCCTGACCATTCACATCCCATTGTCATTGTTTTTTTCTCCTAGCACATGACAACGATAGTGTTTACATCCCCTCCATTTCCTTTTCCATCCGCTCTTCTTCTTCCTGCAACAACTTCTCCCCCTGACTTGCGCCGTCTGCTCTCATTTCTGCCTCAAATCTCGCCTTACTGGTTTTGGCAAAGTCGTCTGATTTCTTTACTGCCGCTCTTCGTGTCTCTACGTGTTTTTTGATGGGTATCTTGACACAAACCAAGTCCCCAGTAATATACTTTCCCTCCGCATCTGGAACGTGTCCGTCCGGCCAGTAGTCATCACCAACGGTGAGTAATTCTGCGCCAAAACTTAACTTCCAACTATGCAGAGTAGCGAATGGTCTCGGATAGTCCTGTTCGGAATATTTACACCATTTAATTTTAAAGGGATGGACATAGCCTTCTCTGAAGTCTTTCGTCTTGTAGTAGATTTTCTTCGTGAAATGATACTCACCCATTTCTGGGTTTGACTTCTCAGCATCCCACTCTGAACGTTTTAGGTCAACTATTGGGTATGCCATTATCTACTCCCCTTATCTTTGTTCTCATGCACTTTTTTTATTGCTTCTTCTTTTGAAATTTTTCCATCACGCATAATCCTCTG